AAAGACCTCAGCCTATGTATGATAGTAACATTCGCAAGCTATATGGTGCTATATATAACGAAAATCCAGTAGATTCTTCAAATATTGTCAATGATTTCAAAGATATATTCTTAGAGTATCTCGACGCACATAGCTTGAGCAATCTACGCGGATATAGAAGTTTCACACGATTAGACGCATGCGTTGGGTGCACTCAATTCATTGATGATTTATATCAGCGGTTGGGCAACAACCGCCTCATGGTTTTTGAAAACGAGTACAAATACCATTGGCGATTGAATGAAAACATAGAATACACCACTATACCAACCTTGGATTCTAGCAAAGAGCTGCTGATATCAATGCCATTCCCTGCGCACGGAGATGTGCACCCAGAAATGTCTCAGATATTAGACCGATGTGCCGAGCTTCGCATACCCGTGCACATCGACGGCGCATGGGTCTCGTGCAGCCAAGGCATAGATTTCAATTTTGACCATCCTGCTATTCAAACATTCGCAATAAGCCTCAGCAAGGGCGGTCTTGGCAATGACAGGGTGGCCTTGAGATTTGCCAGGTCCAGACCAGACGGTGCCATCAGCATAATGAATGATTTCAACATGAATTGCCAAAGCTTGATGCACATCGGAATGCAATTCATGCGACAGATAGGTCCAGAATACTTTTGGAAGAAATATGGCACAGCCTATCAGACTGTGTGTGCTGATTTCAATCTCACACCAACCAAAGCCATCCACCTAGCCAAAGATCAAAAAGGTTCGCCTGTGGGCGTGAGACCACTGTTGCGATGCCTCATTAAATCTTAAACCACAGTCTTTTCTACCAGAGCATCCCACTTGCATGGACACAGGTCTTGATCGCATATGACGCCATCGCTGGGTAGATCATACTCACCAAAGATGTTACCCACAGTACTGCCTACTCTGCGCGAACAACGATGTATGTCTCCTCCTATATCAACATAGAATCTGCGCACACCTGCTTGGCATTTCATGCCGTTGAACGCATGTAAACCTCGATCTAGAATGAGCGGGAATCTGATTCGTTCCCCGTCCAGATGTAGGTTAACCGGCAGCTGCCACGACATCGCATGAGGTTTCATCTTGAGATATCTATAATTGGTTATCCACTGTCGCTGTTCTTCTGTGTATCCTAAGAACACAGTTGATCCTATCTCTTCTCTGACAAATCGAGGCAGTATTTCTATGTTCAATCCTTCCAATCTGCCAGCCAGCCGCTTGGCCCTCTCAAAATTCTCAGGTACCACCATCAGCGCCACACCGCAGCTAACCTTGTGTTGTAATATCTTGGCCACTTCAATAAAATGATCATCGTCACACTGCTCATGATGCCAACTCATCATGATGTACATGGGTCCAGCTGCGAACGAATCCCAATATCTAAGACTACGGGATGCATTTGTGCTGAATTCTATATACGTGTTTTGATCACTGACTGCTGATACGAAATCTCTGAACTGTGGCCATATGGTTGGTTCTCCGCCCATGAATTCCACATAGGTGTATTGGTTCCTTGCTCTGACTTTTACCAAGAAGTCTATGAAAGGCGCAGGGTCATCAGGCCATCTATTGCTCTTGTTGTTGTGTACAGGGCTACAATAAGAACAGCTAAAGTTACAGTAGTTGTGCATGAATAGTGTTACCAAAGCACAATCTAAATTCTCATTGGTCACATGAGCCAGCATCAAGCGTGTCCTATGATTCCAAAATTTTGTATGTCGTTGAGCTTGCTGACTTCGGTAATTTGATCAGTCATGATCTTGTTTACTAGTTTGATATTCTTTTTATGGTAAGACGGATCAAGCTGACCGATGATATGACCCAAATTCAAACTCAATACCGACAATACCACATCATTGGCTGTCTCGGCATTGGTTTTGGTTTCTAACTGCAGATGCAGTCCGGCTAGATAGGTGTAAAGCGCGGCGCTGAGATCATTCTTGAGATCGATTGTGGTCTGTTCATCCATAATTTATTTAATGATCTAACAGCCAACTTCGCAACACTGCTGATAAGGTAAACCGGGCATTTAGCCCGGTTTATCTCTATTAAATTGCAGTCTGCGTGCTACCCGTACTCTGAGACCCACCTGGCAGAGGTTGAGTCAAGCTCAGCACCCTGATTGGTATGTAGATGAACTCGATAGCAATCTCTGGTTGTATAGCAACATCGATCCAAAGCTCGTGTGCCGATATCCTAGCTGCTGTGTTGTTGCTGGTATCGCATACCACTGAGTAATCGTAGATAGCTCGCAAGCCAACCAGATTACCCATGAAGCTGTTGAATGCTGCTGTAACAGCCTGTCGAGTCTGTTGATCGTTTGGTTCAAACAAGAACGGTTGAGCCAGCGTGTTTAGGTTGCGCGACAAGTAGTTTACAAGTCGAGCAACATTGACTCTGTCCAATTCCGTTGAGATCGGATCCAGCGTCTTCTGACCAAATATCACCAAACCGCGATTTGGTATGAAGCTGATCGGATTGATGCTGTTTATATACAGCACATCTCGCTGACCTTGGTTCAACGTAACTGGTTGATAGGTACCGTCTGCCTTGAGATATCCCACGCTTAGAGCACCAGTTACCAAACCACGGTTGAAACCAGCAGGAGCAAACCATGGATAAGCTACCTGATCGTTGTAAGCATAAGTCCTAAGTGCCATAGCACTTGGCGGAACAAACACATTGTTACCGTCTAGATTGGTTTCGAGTGCCCATGGATAATAAACAGCAGCATATGGACTGTGAGTGATCAAACCATCAATGCTATCGTAGGCTGCGTTGTTGGCATTGGTAGCCCAATTTGCTAGGCTGGTTGTGTCAGCTGGCAATTCACCAGGAGGATCAGCAAGCACAAAGAATGTGTCTTGGCGATCAGCATTAAGTGCAACCATGTCTGCCAAGCACTCAATGTATCCAGGACTTGCCATGAGGTTATAGTAAACAGCTTCGCCGCGTATCTGTTGGTTGCTGACGATAGCAGAATTCAGTGCCTTCACTACCATCTCACGCTGCGCAGTTGGACCCATGTAAGGAGTGCCATCTGGACGATTGCCGCTTGCTGTTACCCAGCAGTCTGGATCATAAGGAGCAGTCAGTGTTGGGAAGTAGTTCTTGTAATACTGCTTGACATTGTATGTGCTATACCGAGTGTTGAACAGCAACATACCTGCTGGATATAGCTCGGCGTTAGGAGCATCGCTATCCACATAGTTGCTGACTACCATAGCGCTAGGTGCTTGGCTGCCATCAACATAACCGTCATTGTTCCAACGAGCGTCAGTGAAGATAATACCCGATGGACTTGTGTGGTTTGTGTTATCTATTAGCGAGAACGAGCTGCTTGACGCATCATAACGATACAACACAGGATATGGTGTGACACTGCTGTCTACCCATATATCATTGGTTACTAATGGATTACCGTTGCTTTGTGTTGTAGGCATGCTACCGTCTATGATCGGACCATTTGGATCGGTGGCAGGATACGCATTCTTGTAACCCTGCCAGATCTGGCCGTTACCAACCATGATATCAACCTGTAGATAGGTATTATACCATAATGTGCCGTTTGCTGGAGGTCCAACTGGGGCTGTGGCACTGGCTGTATAAGTCAGAGGCTGCCAGCTTGAACCATCCCAGTAATACAGAACTGTGTTGGCTTCTGGTGGTGTATCGCCGTCGTTGTTGTATCTTGCGTAAACTGTGCCGATGGCACGCAACGCACCAAACGCAGCGTTAGCCACACTGTCACTGCTGTACATGGGCACAGTACCAGTGTTTGGACTGATGTTTTCCTGTATCCAAAGCGAGCCGTTGTACTTACTAACCACGAGGTTTGCCCCACGATCCTGGCTGGTTGTGTTGATCCACACGTTGGTTGCTGCGGTCTGTGGGAGTGTGCTAGGCACAGTTAAGCTTGGATAATAGCCTTGGTATACCAGCTGTCGACCGAACACATATCCGTTCTGTATACCAGCACTGTTAAGAGGTGTGCCGCTGATATCCTTTACAGTAAATTGCGTGTTGTTGGTGTTTGTTATGGTTAGGTAATTACCTGTAGCTACCGATGCTACAATCGGACCAGTTGGGAATGCAGTGTTGATTGCTGACACCACACCTGCCAGCGTGTTGTCCGGTGCTGCTGGTACATTGATTGTCACCGGATTACCAGTGCCTGGATCGATGCTAAAGGTGTTTGAGGTCAAGAATCCCATGGTAACATTGAATGTAGCATTGCTGCCACTACCGCTGGTTACGCTCACTGGATTGGTTGGATTCACGGTGTAAGCACCTTGGTTTCCAATAGTAACAGTGTTTACACCCCAACCAAGAGTAAATGTAGCATTAATGCCGTTTCCGCTTGTTGATGTAGGAGCAACTGGATTGGTTGGAACACTGCCAGTGCGCTGACCTGCCGAAGTTATAGTAACTCCAGTTATAGTGGTACCAGATACGTTGCTTACGGTTAGAACCAACGGGCTGGTATAATTTGTACCTGAGAATGTTAGCGTGTCACCGAGATTGTAACCCGATCCGCCTGCCGCAGGAGTGGCAGATATTGCCTTGACTGATGCTACCGACAACACAGCAGCAATGCTATGAGTGCCGCCAACCACGTTCAGTGTATCGCCAGGTACATAACCAGCACCAGGTGTCACTGTTGTTGCAGATGCTACATAAGTTGTAGCAGCCACAAATGTCGGATTAGCTACTGTACCTGTTACAGCACCATAATAGGTTTGTGTAATAGGCATGCCTGCATTTTGCCACGGATGAGTGAGATCACTTTCTGCGGTGATGTCAGCAAATGCCGTGTCAGTACCATCATAGTTGGTTATTACTAGATAGTGGCTCGAACCACTGGTTGCTGTGCTGGCATAAGCATTGAAACTGTTAGCATCAAGCACTGCATTGATGTCACTTACAAACGATGTAAGTGTGGTTCCGCTCAGCGTTATAGTGACTGGTATGCTGTCACCAATACCGATGGTGCACTGGTTGCCTGCTGTGAAAGTTGGATTTGCCACAGTACCTGTAATAACACGCGGCACAGCCTCGCGCCAGCCCCAACCAGGGTAGCTAGCATCGACACTGCCAACCAAGAACCACCAAGCTGCAGTGGTACCGTCCAACGTGGTCTGTTCAATCTTCTGCCATACGCCATTCTTCCTCAGTCCGTCATATGGATCAGTGCTGTATGCGTCAACTGCGTATTGGCCAACACTGCCAAATGCGTCCTTTGGAAGTATCACATTTTTTGGCTCTGGTGTTGTGAATCCGAGATCAGTGAGAATGTTGCTGTTGCTGCCTAACAGATCAATCATGGTGGTTATATCACTGCCAACAATGCGCAGATAATACATATCGTCAATCGCAGATACTGTAACGTCTGGCTTGCCAGTGCGAGCATAAATGTAAGCTTTTAATCCAGCTTGCGTGATTGTAGTGTTGCTATTGATTGTGCTAGCTACGGTGCTGAGGCTCATACCATTGGTCAGTGCAACAGTTGTGCCATTGATGACCAAATTGGCATTCACGGTTATGACAGCACTACTGGCGTTGGTGGTAATATAATTGCTTTGTACCATTATCTCCAGGTCTGTTGAATCAGTTAACACCACAGGTGAATGAGCCGACCATGCATTGGCACTGTTAACGTTGCCATTGCTAGAGAAGATTCCCCAAGTTGAAGTTGCAGAATTAAACCAAAATTGACCAGTGGTCGGAGTTCCTGACGGCTCAGTAGTGCTTGGAATCATCTGAGCTAGGTCAACGTCGGCACGTAACACATAGGCAGTGTTTGCTATTCCAAGATATTGATATGCCGTAAACAACCCAAGTTCATTAAGCTGGTTACCATAGTCTGGTGTGCCAGCTATATTGTAGAAAGTTGGAACACCAAATGTCTGAA